TTGCATAGCTGACCATGCTCCCTAGTCGCGCTATAAGAGACAAGACCGGTGTCCGAACTGTTGGTAATAGGCCAGAATTGAACTGGCTATTCATATCTGTGTCTTTACGGTTTTGATTACGGGGCGATCCTAACTCCCGACCGTCTTAAGGGTGTGTGGTATGAATACACTCCCATGTACTGTGCTGCGTGTCACTGTCCACGCCGCTATTACCATAAATCTTACTTTCTTAATCCTAATATAATATCGTTCGATTTATTCCTTTGTTCTATGTTATTCAAAATTCTTTCGAAGGCATTTAACAATTTAGAATATTGATCTAATCGAGCTCTAATTTCTCTAACGTCATCGCTGAATGGTGTTAGTTTTTCAACCATAACTTCAGCGAATGCATTTATAATTTTTTTTCTATCAGATTCAATCTTTTCAATATTTCCAAGGCATTTATCCACACCTTCTTCAGTATGTTGTAATAAATGACGTAATGATGATAACTCAGTCTCTATACCTTCCAACCTTATTGAAACTTTTCTATTCTCATCAACCTGTCTAGTTTTATGTGTATAATAATCACTCACTAATTCAACTATCCTAGGATCATACGCACCATACGCTCCAGGAGAATATGGCCCATAATTTTTCCCACATGAACAATACGAACAAAAAGGTGACATATTAGTACCAATATGACATTTACAATGACAAGGATCACCAGTTGACAAGTTACACCCCTTGAAAAGTTCTACCCAAAGTTATATTTTTCTGCATTCTAACCTTAGGATTTGGATAAGTCCAAATTTCTCCACTAGAATCAATGGCAATAATCCAATGAATATTATACTCAGTGCCATAATCAATCACAGCAATAGCATATCCATCACCTTTTGGAGTCGACATAGGAATTGGGGGATCAAGTTGCAATATCATCGATAATACTCTTTACGACCTTATATTCATCATGAAGGGAAACTGGTAAATCTTCAGGATCGCCATATGAAGCTAATATCTCTTCACGACTATTGGCTCCATCCTTAATCTGAACCATAATCCAATGAAGAATATCAACCTCTAATTGTGACATTTTAAGATCAGATAAGACCTGCTTAAGATGTTTGAAAGGAAGACATTTAATCGGAATTGTCATCTCTTGCTAAGTCCTTTAAGAGTTTTAGCCAATCGAGCTCGCTTACCTAACTTACCGCCTTTTTTAGCAGCCGCATTAAGTTTTTTAGCAGGAATTTTCTTACCTTCAGAAATACCCATTTCTTTATGAAGAGCACCTTTTTTCATGTGCATTTTCTGAATCCATTTTTCAGCCATTATCTTCCCTTTCCTTTTGCGGTGGGTTTAACCATTTTGCGACGAGTTTTATTAGTGTCTTTAGCAACTGGCTTTACATCAGACTTAGTCGCTGAAAATGCCTTTTTAGCATCTTTTCTTTCGCGTTTATCAAAAGGATTAGCTTTCATTGAACCTTTTTTCGCTTTTTTATCATACATGGAAGTTCTCATTTCATTTTCCTCTTCATTTCATGCTTCATAGATTTTTTCTCATGTTTAGCTTTCATCATGTGATGTTTAGCTTTTTCATGATGGTGAGCGGCTTTTTCCATATGATGTGCAGCTTTCATGTGATGCATTCCTTTGGCTTCTTTCATTTTTTCTTGCTCCTTGAGGTTGATTTACGCTTGACAGAATAAGCAATGGCAAGCGCTTGCTTTTTAGGCTTCCCAGCTTTTAATTCTTCTTTTAGATTAGATACGAATGCTTTTTTACCTGATGATTTCTTTAAAGGCATATCCTTATCCTTTTTAAAAAATTTCTTCGCTGAAAACCAGCATTTCCGTAAAGTATTAAATACATTATCACCAATATAATAAAAATTAAACTTTTTATCATTCATTTCTATTTCGCTTATAAAATTTATCGTATTCCTTACGAAGTTCAGCTTGGTTAGCACCATAGTTAACATCACGTTGAGCCATTTCAAGTTCCTTGTGATTAATCTTATAAGTCTCCATTAGTTCTTTTGGCCTTCCATCCCTAAAATCATTGTAAGTAGGTTTCTTAGACATATTATATTCCTTGAGGTTGAATAGGTTGACTGGTTCTATGATGAGTATCGATAGCCTTATGATGAGTCTCAATAGCTTCTTTCATGTGTCTATGACGCATATCATGATGTTTTATTTCTAATTCAACATCTTGGCCATGCCGTTCAGTTTGAGCTTTCACTAAATCAACAGCATTTTCATCATGAGACATTTGGAGCTCAGCATCAATCTTCCTAGCTTGTAATTCCAACTCCTTCATATCGATTTGGAATCCTCTATCATCCTTTTCTTTTTCATGCTGAAGTTTCGCCATCTCTATTTGGTTCTTCATCTGAAGCGGATTGTTTTGAGCTTCTTGCTGTTGAGACTGCATTGCCATTTGTTTTTGGGCTTCTATTTCTTTAACCCAACCATCGACCATCATCTTTAATTGCTCAATACCTTTTCCTTCCATATTGTCTAATACGAAGTTCAAGCCTTTTTCAGATATAAATTGAGCGAAGAGTGGTGACATACCCATCATTTCCTTGACCATCATAATAGTACGAGATTTCTGGACTTGGAACGAAGCACCGGCTTTCACGATGACATTTAATGCATTAGTATCAAAGGACATATCCATACCTTGATCTTGATTAATCTTTAAGTAAGATCGTTTACCTTCATCATCCATTAATGGAATAGTTCTGGGAGTTGTAAAATATTTAGGCATAAGATCAACATAACCTTGAGCCGCTCTTTGATAACCTTGTAAATACCCAACTATATAAGGCATAGCTGCCGCATTAGATTGTGTAGCGGCTTCTACAAGCGCAATGCCACTTAACTGGTTATTATTAATACCAAGACTAGCATCATAAGAACCTAAGATATTTTGAATCAATGAATCGGACCCTGTAAATGCCTGTAATATCTCAGGCGGCGCACCACTACGCTGTACTTCTCGTACTGGATTATTAATAGGTAAATTTGGATTTTCTTCATAAACAGAATTGAAGACTAAAACATTAGCCTTTTGAACGTCCTTATAAGATTGTAAAAATTCTTCTTCTTTAGGTAAAGCTTCCTTGGCGACTATAAACTTATGCTGAATTGTATTCTCGATTTCATTAGCTAAAGATATACCCGCATAATTCTTCAATCGTTGTGCGCCCTTCGCATGATAAACATAAGGCCTCGTAACTTGCCTTACATTGCCATTCTTTGGCGTTTTAACCATGATAGAGTTACCATCGACAAAAATTAGTGGTAAAAGCGTAAAATCAGTATCTTTGTACTCAATGACTTGGTTTTCTATACAACGGTATCTTGATATTGTTTCGATCTTAGTGGTTCGAGGTTTGCCAACAACTGATGGTGGAACTGTTATATCATCCCATTTTTCGACCAGCTCATCATACTTTTCTGTCGTCATTACCTTTCCATCAGACAATTGTACGATACGCTTATCCTTCATTTTCTTTTCGTAATAGTCAGCTACGATCAAAGTAGGCGTTGAATCATTAAGATATGACCATCTAAAGCCTGAGAACGCACCATTGAAAGTTAGGTTATCAATTGATACATCCGGATAATCATTCTCAAAGTCTTCTTTGCTCATAGGGAACAATTCAAAGCAGAATCGACCATCACCTTTATGTGGAAATCTTGCCAATTGATCATATCCGCAAAGAGTAGGATCATAAGCCCGCTCAATATTAATGACCTGATGAAAACTCATAGGATTAGCGTAATCAGTAGAAAGCTTCATCGAGCTAAAGCCGCCACTAAGTAAGTCTTTATAGATTTCATATTTGGTATGATGATTATCAGGATCAGTTAAGACATGCCTTAGATGCATTTCTACAACTTTAATGGTCATCGGATCAACATTTTCTTGGTTGTCCGTCGTAACTAAGATATCAGGCTCTTGCTTTGAAAATTCACCCAGGAGCCTTGAGATATATGCTTCTAAGACATTAAATTCTAGCTGAGGCTTACTTAAGGTCATTAAAAGTGTAACTTCTTCATCATTTAGTGAAGATTCGAATACAAAACGTCTGAATTCGTTATAACGGTCATAATTTGGTTTAAAGTAATCATAGGCGCGTCTTACGTTAGTCTTAATACGCTCCAACTGTTCTTTATGACGGGTTGCCACTTCCATGCGACATTCCTTCCATGAATTTTAATCACTGCAAACTCTACCTTGAGTAAGCAGACTTTCTTAACCTATCAACCTTATTAGCGGTTGACATAACATTTCTTGCCATATCATTATATACTTTATCACGATGGTCAATTAATGCACTATCAGGATAGGCAAAGGTCAAGGCCAATGCATCAGCTTCGTCGGGACTTCTTATCCCTCTCTTTTTCATATCCTCTTTACGTTCTAAGATCAATCTAGTCTTAGAATCAAACTTGTACTTAATCCCACACAAATCAGCGTGTAATGAATCATTATCGGGTATTTGACACGGGAAGTCTACGAGCCACTGACGCATTAAGCCCCACATCTCTGCTCGCTTATTTATGTAACGA